AATGTACAAACTTACACTTGCAGACTTTAAAGCAGGTAGTTCACCCATAATGGCTGTGTTTGGTATGAAGACAGCACATCTAATGAGTGAAGTTGCCTACGAAAATGCCAAACTTGACCTCCTGACTGCAAGATACCAATTGCACAAACTACTAGGCATGGTCAATCCTATACTCCAGTAATACAATTCATTAAATACAGTTATAATGAAAAGTCTAATACGAAATCTATCCAAAGAACCTCAAACAGCGGCCATGCTATTTGTTAGCAGTTTTATCATTGGTATTTGTGCCCTTGCACCTTCGTTGTTTGTGATAATTGTATTGAACAAGTATCTATCGTCGGGTGTGACCGCGACTTTGATAAGCCTAACTATCGGGGCAGTCTTAGCGATGACATTTGAGTTTATTTTTAGACAGAACAGAGGGAGTATGATGACAGGTTTCAACCAACGTTTGTATGATCCTTTGTTGAAAGCATTTACAGAAAAATTTAGATTGGCTGGACAACTTACTTCCCAACAATATAAGAAGTTAGATGGTTCAGGCACAATGATTAAAAATATGAGGACATCTGCCACAACAAGTTGGCTACTTGACTGGCCTTTTGTTTTGATGTTTTTGATTGTGTTGCTGTATATAAATTGGGCCGCGGCAATTATCACTGCAATATTCATGGTGGTGATGTATAATTTAGTCACGTGGAAACGCAATATGACCATGTCGCAGGAGACACAAGGCAACATAGAAATATGTTTAAATGGTTTACAAACAATAGTGATAATGGCAGTTGGTGCCACAATGATCATTGCAGGTACACTGGACATTGGATTGCTAATTGGCTCTAACATATTGGCGGCAAGAGCATTACAAGGAACCAGCAAGTATGCCAAAGCAATAGAATTCTCAAAGCAACGTGACCAAGCAGTAGGAGAAATAATTAATTATGTCAAAAGCAAGTAGTAAATTCTTTTTAGCGATTACAAGTTTGTTTGTGTTATTCTTCTTTTGGATGTTATTTGCAAAAGTAGATATTACAACACAGGCAATTGGTATTGTTGTTCCAGAGAAAAATATTACAAAATTAGGCACAATGGTAACAGGAGAGATTGTTGCTGTAAATTACAAACAAGGAGACATAGTAAAGAAAGGTGACACTATCATAACAATTAATCCAGGAGTGGGTTACGAACCTCGACACATAGTTGCAAATATTGATGGAAGAATACAGGAGTTGACTTATAAGAATCCAGGTTCGGTTGTCAAGCAAGGTGACGGACTTGCAATACTTGTTCCCTTAGATCAGAAATTAATAGTACAAGGAAGGCTGTTGGTTAAAGACAGAGGTTATGTTGCTGTTGGAATGGAAGCCAAAATAAGATTGGCCAATCAAGATCAATTAAAATTTGATTCAATCAATGCAAAAATAATTTCTATATCTCCCGATGCTAATCAATCGTCTAATGCGGCCTGGTACGACATAGAACTTGAAATAGATAAAGAGGTATTTGAAAGTGGAGATATAACTTATACTCTTGTTCCGGGCATTCATGTGTTAGTTTTTATATTAACAGGTGAAAGAACAGTACTGAGCTACATTACAACACCTTTCCACAATGGAATAGGACAGGCACTGCAGGAGAGATAATGCTGACGTTTTTTTTGATTGGAATTTTTATAGGACTTATTATAAGATGTATGGCTACTCCTCACAAATCTGAATTAGAACGTTTTGAAGATCCATGGAACTGGACATCATTTGGAGGTGGCGGATGAACGAAACAAAAAAACTTACAATAAAACAAAGATGGCGTAAGGCCTGCACAGCAGACAACATAGTAGATTTAAGTGTTGATGTATTTTTAATTGTATTTGATGTATTAAGTTCACCCATTCTAATAGTCATGAGGGTGGTTCGTTGGCTTTTAAATAAATTTGTAAATCAACACGTAAAAGGATTCATTAAAAAAATAGTTCATTGGTTTATAGACCATCGAAAGATCAGACTTGAAAGAGGACAGAGCATTTTCCGTTACTACTGGTATCTATGGATACTGAGTCCATTTATTTTATTTGGACTATGGATTTTTATTTTAGTCACTATAGGAGTTAGACAAGGTTTAGGATCATAATGAAAATATTTACTAGCAGTTTGATGGTTGTAATACTCGCAACCATATTATTTGCCGGAAGATTTTTTGATGTCAATCCTGTAGAAACGTTAAGATTAAAAACTTTTGACTATTATCAAAAAGCGTCACCAAGAGATATCACAACTGACAGCGTAGTATTAGTAGAGATTACTGAACAAGATTTAAAAAAGTACGGGCAATGGCCATGGCCAAGAAACCTTATTGCAAATTTGCACAACAGGATATATCAATCTGGAGCAGATGTAATTCAATACAATATTATTTTTGCTGAAAAAGACAGATTTGGCCACGACGAAAAATTTGCACAAAAACTTAAAGGCACAAACACAATAATGATGTACAGTGTCAAATCAAACAAAACAGATGGTCCTGTAGCCAAAGTGGGCATTGTAAAAAAAGGCAAACCTGATAAGTTCCTTTTTAGTTTTGAAGGAGTGGTAACAAACATTCCTGAACTGTTACAATTTGCCAATGGAGCAGGTGTCAACATTATGATCCCTAATATTGATGGAACTGTCAGACAGATCCCTTTATTTGTAAACACAGACATTGGAACATTACCAAATCAAGTATTGGACACTTTGCGTATTATAAACAAAAGTTCTAGATACAAAATTGTTGCCAACCCAAAAGGAATCCAAACTGTATTTGTAAGCAAGAAGAAAAGTTTTGACACAGACAAAAACGGTATGTTCAATATTAATTTTGCAGATGTAAAAACAATCAAAACGTATTCTGTAAGTGATTTGATCAGCAACCAAATAAACTTAAAAAACAAAATAGTAATTGTGGGACTGAATTCGGCTGGTTTAAGTTATCTCAAAGACACACCTTTGGGACTAATGACTGATGCAAAAATAAGTGCTCAGGCCATAGAAACTGCACTGACGGAAACACAATTGATAAGGAATGGTAATACCAATTTGATTGAACTTGTAGGTGTTTTGGCCTTGGGTATATTCCTCGTGCTCACTATACCCAGGTTGGGTATTACCAGCACTGTAGTAGTGTATTTGACACTTTTAACGGCTATGATATTCGTAAGTGTGTCCTTATATAACAACCATAATTATCTACTTGATGTGTCCTTTGCAACGGTGTTTATTACCATTATTTGGGGGCATTTGGTATTCAACAGTTTTGCTAAACAGTTCAGATTGAGGCAACAAATTAAGAAACAGTTTGAGCATTACTTAGACCCAAGAATGGTTAAAAAACTACAAAACGACCCAGGTTTGTTGAAATTAGGTGGTGAAACAAAGACAATGACTTTTCTATTTTCTGACATACGAGGCTTCACTCCTATAGCAGAAAAATACAAAGGAAATCCTCAAGCACTTACAAAATTGATTAATAGATTTCTCACACGCATGACAAATATTATTATAAAAAATGGTGGCACTATAGACAAGTTCATGGGTGACTGTATCATGGCATTTTGGAATGCACCTTTGGATACGCCGGGCCATGAAAAACTTGCTGTCAAAACAGCTTTGCAAATGCAAAAAGAATTAAAAAAATTAAACAGAGAATTAAAGAAAGAGAAATTGCCACAGATTAATATTGGAATAGGAATCAACACAGGTGAAGCACTTGTAGGTAACATGGGCAGTGATCAAAGGTTTGATTACAGCGTTATAGGTGATGCTGTAAATCTTGCCTCAAGATTAGAAAGCAGTTCCAAAGAATTAAAGAAAACTTTGGTAATTGGTGAAAAGACAAAGAAAAAATGTAAAGGAATGCGTTTTAACTCCCTTGGCACAATACAGGTCAAAGGCAAAACAGAAGATATTAAGGTGTTTACAATTAGTGGTTAAATACACACATAATGACACAGTTTTTTAAATTAGTTGCAGAACTTGGAATGCCAATAGCGGCCACGGTCGGTATGGGCGTATTCATACTGTTCATTATAAAATATATATTAAATGGCATAGTAAGTTCTATTAAGTTCATCGAGACTGTTATATTACAACTGGACAACAGGGTCAAGACAATGAACAACGACATTCTTAAAATCGATCAAGAGGTTTCAGAGCAACTCGGAATACCAATAGACACAGACAGGGTGGCCAGAGCAGACGGCAAGAATGATGCGAGGAAAGACTAATGGACCTAGTTACTAAACACATGACAGTCACTACCATTATACATGACTACGGCTTTCCAACTGTCGCTGTGTTCTTCCTGGCCTACTTTATCTACTTTCTTTGGAAGTTCATTACAACAGAAATAACACCAAAACTAAGCTCAACCTCGGTAACACTAATCAAACTGATCGATAGAATACGTTTGCTGGACAACGATCTAATCAGACTGCGTACTAAAATTAAAACAGTCAGAGAAAACAAAAAGTAGTAGCACTTTAATTTTCTTAAAAAATATTAAATAGTTGTATGGAATACTTTTTAGTCGTAATAATGTGTATAGCAATGAACTGTCAAACAGCATGGCAGGAAAAACCCTATTCTTCTAAATTTGAATGCGAGTTAGCATCAAAACAAATGGTATCTGATTTGTCAACCACTTTTCCAGACAGTGATGGTGAAGCATACTGTCTTACCAAAAGTGAATACAAAGATTGGACAGATAAGATTGAGAACGGACAAAAACCAGGACTTAAAAAGAATCATCCCATGTATCAAAATCCCAACATAAATGGTATCGAAGCCTAGGCATTGACAAAACTCGTATCTGTGCTATAATTAGGCATGAAATCGAAACATTCGAGAACTCTGGTAAAAACTATCAGCTGGCGAATTTTAGCAACCAGCGATACGTTTTTAATTGCATGGATTATTACAGGAAGATTTGACCTTGCTGGTGCTATTGCAGGTATTGAAGTTTTGACAAAAATGATTCTATATTATTTTCATGAAAGAGCATGGAATAAAATTAGTTGGGGCAAGAAACAAATTGAATTGCCTACACAAATATTTCCATATGATGACTGGAAAATTACTAGATTACAAAATTATCTTAACAAAAAAGGACATAGTAGGTTAGCGGGGTTATTGAAATGACAAAGTGTTGGGAATTTAATTTACAATTAAAAGACAAAAAAATAAAAACCTTTGTGTATAGCGACACTGGAAACGATATTGAATCTAGATTTGAACCACACACAGTAACAAACATTAAAGAGATTGATGATCCGTTAGCAGAAAACAAGGAAACTAAATGATTCATGCAATGATAGACTTAGAAACGTTAAGCACAACGCCTGATGCGGTGATTCTCACAGTGGGAGGTGTAAAATTCAATCCACACAACAATGTTGAACCAAATCAACCCATGTATTTTAGAGTAGATGTTGATGAACAGACTAAAATAGACAGACATGTGATGCAGGAAACTCTGGACTGGTGGGGCAAACAAGCCGAAGATGTCAGAGAAGAAGCACTTGGTGACAACAACAGAATTAGTTTGGATCAAATGATTAAGACAATTAATAAGTTTGCTGTAGGTGTTGACGTGTTCTGGTGTCAAGGCCCGTTATTTGATTATGCTATACTACAAAATTTTTATGCACAGATGCAAGTGCCAGTTCCATGGAACTTTTGGCAGATCAGAGATTCGAGAACACTGGGCAGTTTGGTACCACGTGATCCAAATGAAAAGAGAACAGGACTACACAACGCACTTGAAGATTGTTATTTCCAAGCAAAAAAAGTTCAACGTGTTTACAAACAATTAGGAATAAAATGAGCGGACAGAGAAAATGGCTTAAACTTTGGGCAAGAACAGTTGGAATGCCCATGGGTAAAACAGACAAAGACAAGCCAAAATTTTTACCTATCACACAAGACGATGTAAAAAAGGCTTTGGCGTTTAGAACTTTTTGGATATTACTACACATAACAACCTGCCTATTGATCATTTTGGGCAACGGCAGAGTTTTAAGCTGGTGGTAGTTAAATAAAGGAATATTATGTATAGACCATTACCAGACGGAATAACAGTCAGAGATTCAAGTGTGCAAGGCCTTGGATTGTTTGCAACCAAAGACTTTAACGCTGATGTGATACTAGGCATTGTACACGTGATGAATAAAAATTTTCCACACGGTAGTATAAGGACAGCTTTAGGAGCCTTTTACAATCATTCTGAAAATCCTAATTGTAAAAATGTTGCAGGATTCTGGCATCAACTTCCTGTTAGATATCTAATGACAGTAAGAGCAATCAAAGTAGGTGAAGAGCTAACTGCGAATTACACCCTTTACAATGATTTCAAAGATGACAGAAATTAAGTATTATAATATTCAAGAGCTCTACACTATTAAAGATTACAAAATAAAACACAAAAAAAATCCGGTTACCAAATGGATACAACTTTCTTGTGTCTACAAGATCAAGATCGGCAATAATATTGTTCATGTAGGCAGATCAGACACTTGTAAAAAGCACGGCGGAGCGGAAAAGGTACGAAAAGCCATTGTAAATTTACTAGGAGTAAATGAACACAATCCAAGTGTGCCTGAAACAAAATACTGGAAAGAAATTAGGTTTAAATATAGACCAAGCTCGCTTAATATTAGAATAGGAATAATAAAAACAAATGCAATCAAAAAAATTTATCTACAAGAAATCAAAAAGTAAATGAACTTCTATTACTCTGCTTCAGACATTCCGTCACCGTTCTACGGACTAACCAAACACAAGATCGGGCATAGACAATTTCTCTACCTAGACAATGGATGGACAAAAAAAGAGAATTATTTTTTTAAAGGAATAAGTTCCAGTTGGTGCAAGATATTTTTTGATCCCACGATCAGAATAGAGACTAATAAATTAAGGGACTTCCCTATATACTACAACAATGACACTATCAGCAATTTTAAAAAACTAGATAAAACTGTTCCCGTAGATGGATTGATCGAGATAGATAAAGAAATTAACATTACCTATCAAGAAAATTTCTACCCTAATATCAACTCGAAACAGATATCTTTTAAAGACTGCCACAATATTCTGTTTGATGCATTGATAGAAAATGTAAGCACCTTTCATTCACAGAACAAAAAATTAGTTTTAATTCCTGTGCAGAACGGCATAGACACATTGACCGTGAGAAGCGTGTTTGATTTCTTAGATATCAGGTACGATACTTTTGACCTGCCTAGTAAACAGCCACAGATGTCTAGGGTGGGCACAGAACTAGCAAAGAACCATTGGGGGTTCAGACAATTACAAGAAAAAGAGGATTCAGTTATAGTCACAGGGTACTATGGTGATGAATGGATATTACGTAATCCTTACTACGCACACGTTATACTGTCAGGTAGGGGAGTCAACATCACAGAAGAATTTGACAAAACTGAGAACTGTTACATGAAAGGATTCTTTGAAAAAAATTACAGGAAAAAATGTTCTAAGTCATCTGACACTAGCATTGAAAAGTTGATGACACAGATTTGCAATGACTTCCAGATATGGCATCTGCATAACACATATTTCTTTTCCCCTTTAAAGCAAATGTCGTTGTTGGCTTTACTGAGTGCAGACACGGATACAATACTGCGTCAAATAACCAATGCGGAATTGAGCAGATCTATCATAGAAAAATGTAACCCAGCGTTGATTAGTCTGATTGATAGGGAGAAAAATTACAAAGATCCTTTATGGTTTGACAAGCCTCCAGTAGAAATATCTACAATGCGTAGTAACTAGAGTAAGTAGTTTTACAATGGCAGGAATTATACTAAGATGGGTCGGCGGAGCAGGTGGTGATGCCTTATGTAATCTACTATCTTTACAAAACAAAAACGTGTACATGAATTTTTCATGCCATGGAAAAATAGTACCCAACACAGGCCAAGCACAGGTCTCTGGTAGATATGATCCAGATTATCCTTTATTAGTTCAGCTGGCCAGTGATAGAACCTGCAGTGGCATAGACATGGAACTGCTAGGTGTTGATGTATGTAATCTAATAAAAAAACACAAAAGATTTGTAATCAAGTCACATTTATTTGATAACGAGATGAAAAAATACGCAGAAATAATAGATTTAGGATTTGACCTAAAATTTTTACCTTTTATTGTACAATGTAATATAGACAAAACAAAAACAGTTTTAAATAATTTTACCTATAACAATTCAAAATCTGATAGTACACTGAAAAAAATATCAAAAAACTTAAACAACAAACAAAAGAAACAGCTAGTGATATGGAATGTGGTAAAGGATAACATTAAACAAATCAACAAGTTTGCTTTAGATAATACATCATTGAGCACTGAGGATTTTTTCTACAATCAAAAACGTATAGAGGATTTCTTTAAAGAAAAAGGTTATGAAATAAATTTTGATCTACAATTTTTTTCTGATTGGAAAAACATTAACACGAAATACCTGCCAAGCAAAAAATATCAGGAATATATACAAACCAAACAGTACAATTACAAAGATACTCAATTAGCTATTTCCGAAAGATACATTTTATTAGCGTTGTCAGGCCAGAATTTCACTTTCATGGACTAGGGCCTATCTGCAGATAAGGTTGCAACACAGGCCAAATTCTAGTAAAATAAGGATCATAGAAACACATGACATTGAAAAAATAACCATAATTATAATTATGAATGACAAAAAAACTCCATTTTGCAAGGTTCCTTTTCTAATAGGATTCACAACAGATGATACTCACTATCGTGATTGTTGTGCTAAACAACCTCATCTAGCAAGTGACCATGGCCAGGACTTTAAGCAATGGTGGAACAGCGCCGAGTTGAACAAGTTCAGGCAAAGGCTAATAGAAGCCAAGGAGCATCCTCCTGAATGTTCTTCTTGCAAAATTGCCGAACAAAATGAAGGTAATAATTTTAGTAGTTTTAGGACCGCGGTCAACAAATGGGAAAACACAGATCATACACACCCAGCCGGATGGAATATAATTTTTGGAAATACTTGCAACCTAGCGTGTTGGAGTTGTAACGAAAATTCAAGTAGTGTGATATTTCAACACAAAAAAAAAGCAGGATTGGTATCAGGCAAAGACTTATCTGAAAGCAATTTTAAAAAATCCTGGTCCGACCTAAGAAAAAATATTCTTAAAAGTTACGATCATCATGAAACAGTGAACCTAACACTGTTAGGTGGTGAGCCGTTGTACAATAAAAGTGTGATCGAGTTTTTAAAAGAGCTAACCGACATGGATCTTGCGAGTAGAACTAGGTTAGAATTCCACACCAACGGTACTGTGTATCCATACAAAGTTTTTCCAAGAGATAAAAAATCTCCATGGCAACATGTTTGCACGTTCATAAGCCTCGATGCGGCCGGGCCGTATGCTGAATGGTTGCGTTACGGATGTAATTGGAGCAAGGTAGACAAAGTAGTGGATTCCCTTATAGCATTATCGCATTACATAGAAATACAGTGTACCCTAACAGTCTTGAATATCAATCAACTGCAGAATTTATCCTCTTACGCACAAAGTAAAAATGTTAGGTTACGAATCTCAACAACTGCTGAGCCAGATTTTATGGCACTAGAGAACTGGGACCTTCTAAAGGAATCGTTGTTGGTAAACAAGCAGTATGACCAATTCCAGATATACTACGATTTAATAGGAACCACCCCTAAAACAGGGTCAAGCAATCGGCTTAAAGACTACATTCGTAAATTTGATGGTATCCGTAAACCCTTGAGTGATTTTGATAAAACATTTGCAAACAAAGTAGGGTGGTAGTGAAAAAACAGATGCAATCAAAAAAAACTATCTACAAGAAACCACATGAACCCGTAGACCATTACGAAGAGTCTGTTTGGTTGAGCAACGATACCCCTTTGTTTGAGAATGAGTTTACAGCAGTATTCAAAGACAAATATCCTTGCACAAAAGGACACGTACTTTTTATTCCTAAGAAGAGAACAGCCGAATGCATAGGAGAGGCCTACAAACTGGCTTACTACTGTGGCGATGAATGGATTAAAGAAGGCAAGATGGATGGATTTAACGTGGGAATGAATATCGGAGAGTGTGCAGGACAGACCATCATGTGGCCACACATACATCTTATACCAAGACGAAATGGTGATTCAAAAGACATAGGCGGCATAAGACATGCACACCCGGGTGCAGATCACTATAAGTATTATTAATGACCAAATATGTAACTATTATAGGCAACGGAGAAAGTCGCAGAGGATTTGATCTCCAACCTTTAAAAATATTTTCTACTGTAGTTGGATGTAATGCACAATTTCGAGATTACAATTTTGATTATTTTGTGTGTGCTGATAGACATATGTGTCAAGAAGCAGTCAACACAGTTGGCAAAAACACAATAATTTACACTAGAGAAAAATGGGTTACACAATTTTCCATGTGGCCAAATGTAAAAAAATTACCCGATCTTCCATATGAGGGCGACAAAAGACCAGACGAGCCTTTTCACTGGGGTACTGGACCTTATGCTGGAGTGGTTGCACTAACATTTAAACCCAAAGCTATTTTCATGCTAGGATTTGATCTATGGCCATTGCCGGGCACAGATAAAAAAAAAGACAACAACATTTACAGGGATAGTAAAGGTTACACCTATATCAAAAGACCTGTAGATCCAAAATATTGGATTCATCAATTTGATAAACTGATGGAACTATCACCTGATACACGATGGATTGTGGTAAATTATGAAGGGTGGGAAATGCCTAAAGAGTGGAGCCAACACAAGAATGTTTTCCAAGAAAGTCTTGAAGGTATGGCCAAATTTGTGAATAAACAGTTGACACAACCTAAATAAAGTGTAAAATTAGATATGTTTAAAAATTATAAAGAAAATGAAATAATCACGATTAAATTAACTTCAGGCGAAGAGATACTGTGCAAGTTTTTATCTGCAACTGAAAATCATATCACTGTTGAACAAGGATTAGTATTGATGCAAGGACCACAGGGCGTTGCACTGGGCACATTCTTTTCCACAGCAGATCCAGAAAAGCCAATCACAGTTGCTCAACAGAATATTACATCAACAGCTAATATCAATCCAAAATTAAAAGATCAGTATGATAATGTATTCAGTAAACTAAAAACTGTGGCCAAGCCCAAACTTATTTTATGATCTCAAAACACAAAAAAGCAATAACTGTGTTGGTAGATGCCACAGAAGCAGTATTAGATGTTTTAGAAAAAAATAAGATCGACCCAGACAAGGTGGCTCAAGGTCCAGAATTTAAAGTATTAGTACATCTTTTGAAAATGATCATTGATCAGCAAGTGGGCATACCCAACGAGTTAGGTGAAAAAATTAATGATCTGTCAGAACATTTTAATATTGACGAAGCCATACAAAAAACTGTACACTAACTATATGACACACCACTCAACAAAAACATACGGACACAACATAGGATTGTCAGCAGTATTTAGACAGCCCAACGCAGATCATTCACACTGCCATCTACTACATGGTTACTCATTGGCATTTAAATTTACATTTGGTTGTGAGGAATTAGATAACAAGAATTGGGCAGTAGATTTTGGCGGACTTAAACCTTTAAAAGCATGGTTGGAAGACCACTTCGATCACAAACTTGCACTAGACATGAACGATCCACATCTAGAAAAATTTAAAGAACTAGAAAAATTAGATCTAGCAGAGATTAGATTGTTTGACGGAGTTGGAGCAGAAAAATTTGCTGAACATGCCTTCCGTTTTGCAGACAACCTTATAACTGTTAAGACTGGCGGCAGATGTTTCGTTGAAAGTGTGGAATGTATGGAACATGGAGCCAACAGTGCAATATTTACAAGACCAAATTAAAATAACACTATCTGGTACAACTGAGTTAGATTATACAATTCGTTTGTATGATCATCCTTTCATGAGAAGATGGTTGGAACAATTTAAAGATATTATTAAAAATAAGTCGGTTCTAGAAAAAAATTATTGTTTTTTAGGGTTTGCTGATTCTAAAAGAAATTTAAAATTTCTCTGTAATGAACTTAATACAGTTGTATGGCAAATCAATAGATTCAATTCAGCTAATCACTGGCAGGTAGCAGGGCTTGACCCTTACTCCATAGAAAGAACTTTTTCACCAGATGATTTTATGTATTCCGAAACACTGCCAATCGGCAAAGCTGTTAATGGAGATGAGACAGTCACATTAGGTTGTCGATTGAAACACGAAACCTGTAATGAGTTACATCGATACTTTGAAGATCTGCAAGGACAGGCTTGGAATTTGTCTAAATATTATTATGTTGCGGACAATGATACAAAATATGCAATAAGGCAATTAAACAACATCTGTCATGAGATAGAAGGTTGGGTCAATGCTTATAGAAAATCAAAATTTGAACCCGAGTGGATAAGACCAAGCCAAATAACAACTTTTTTACATGCGTCGCGTAAGCCTTTACAAGACAGCGACTACGAACTTTTTAAACAAAATAGATATGATAGAGAACTTGGTGGTGTTTACCTTCATTGGTCCCAGGTAGGAAAGACTTTATATGAGGTATGGAGAGATCATGATGACGCAGTAGGAGAGGGCGGAATTAATGCACAAGAACTTTACAGCGGTGAATTTGATATTGAATGGGGCCAAACAATAACTGATGCTAATGATTTTAAAAAAACAGAAACAGAAGGATTTAAAAAATGGTTGAAAGACAATGACTATGATTGGGAAGATCCTAAACTAGCATTAGGTTACATAAAGTTAGGACAAGTGGATCTAAAAGAGTCCTTTGGCACAGATAATTTCTCTGAGGTATACCAGCAAATGCTAAATTGCTTAAATATTCAAAAGATACAGATCACAGGTGATAAGAATATTGAAAATGTATACAATTATAGCCTTAGTGATAGCAATTGGAAAGAATTACAAATAAACGAATTAAGAAAAGGTTATGAATCACATAGTTTGCGTTAAATGGGGCAACAAATATATAAGTGAATATGTAAACGTTTTGAAAAAAATGATTACTAGACACACCACAGTGCCTTTCCAATTCCATTGTTTCACAGAAGATTCAAGCGGATTAGACAAAGACATAAATGTTATTCCGTTTCCAAGTAGCTCAGGGATTAAATCATGGTGGAGCAAGTTGGCCATGTTCCAGCCTGATATTGGAATCAAAGGCACTATACTTTATCTTGATCTAGATGTTATTGTGTTTAGGAACATTGACGAACTATTTGCATATAATCCTAGTAAATTTATGATCATAAGAGACTTTAACAGATGCAGAGTTCCGGACTGGAAACAAAGTAATTCAAGTGTCATGCGTTGGGACACAGGCACCATGAATTATTTGTGGGACCAATTTAATGAAGATCCAAGCAAAGTAATTGGTAGAATGCACGGAGATCAAGATTGGATAATGAGACAGGCTGGAAAAGATATTAATTGGTGGCCTGACGAATGGATGCGTTCTTATAAATGGGAAATGATGGGACGTAAAGACACTAAAATAAAAAGAGGCACAAAACACATTTTTCAACACCCTCCAACAATAGAAAAAAATACCAAAATTGCGGTTTTCCACGGAGAACCTAAACCATTTAATTGTGGTGATCAGTTCGTTCTTGACAACTGGCAATAGTATGTTACAATAGCACATGAATAGACGTTTTGGATTTTGCTGTAAATGGCTTAATGATAGATCTGAATTTGGTGGGATGAAAGTAAATGCCAAAGACAGGAATCTAAATGGTAGATCCACAACCATGCGTTGGTTGAGAGAACACAAAGACGAAGCAGAACAGCGACAATGGGACATTATGAATCATAATTCAGCCGCGGCTGTACGTATGATAGAACGTGTTGGCACATTGCCTATAGAACGTAGAATGGTGCGACTAGGTAGTGAAATGTTGCAGGGCTACACAGAGAAAGACTGGAAAGTATGGTGGCAACAGAAAGAAATACAAGATCATCTAGCAAAAATATTTGCACCTGTAGGAGAAGCATCTAGGAAACATGATGTCAAGGTTAGTTTCCATCCAGGACAGTTTTGTGTGTTAGCAAGTGCAACACCTGAAATAGTAGACAGAAGCATAGAAGAATTTGAATACCATGCAGACCTGGCACGTTGGATGGGCTTTGGCAAGTCGTTCCAAGACGGTTGCAAGATAAATGTACACATCTCAGGCAAACAAGGACCGGAAGGCATCAAGAAAGCACTTCCAAAACTATCGCCAGAGGCAAGGAATCTGATAACAATAGAAAACGACGAGATGTCACATGGACTTGAACAATCGCTGATGCTTGAGAAGGACCTAGCACTTGTACTAGACATACATCACCATTGGATTAGAGACGAAGAGTATATAGAACACAACGATGACAGAGTCAAAAGAGTCATAGACTCATGGCGTGGTGTGAGGCCTTCTATGCACTATTCATATTCCAGAGACGAACACCTTGCAGTAGCAGGACTTGGTGACAAGACACACACAGAGATGCATGACATCAAGATGTTATTGGAACGTGGTTGCAAGAAACAGAAACTAAGAGCACACTCGGATCTGTTACCAAATGTAAAAGCAAACGACTGGGCATTGTCGTTTTCAGATGACTTTGACATACAGGTGGAGGCCAAAGGTAAAAACATGGCCTCGGAACAATTATATAGACAACACCTAGATAATACCGTAATATATGCATCATGAGTACCAAAGAGAAAGAATTAAAAAAATTACACGAGAAAGTGGATCTGCTTAACAAAAAGGTAGACGAACTTGCCGCGAAGTTATCTAAACACATCAAGTTTATTGACTCAACTTATGATGGATTGAAAAATCCAATCGAAGCGGCAAGAAAATGGTTACGCAGATAAAACTGGTAATACGGTTACAGATTGGCCTGTGGAATCATTGTTCTTAAGCAATAAATCATTTATAATAACTGTATGAAACCGAGACCTTTAGAATTACAAAGGAATAGCCTAGAGAATGGCTACGATAAAAAGTATCGTCACAGCATCTATCTAAATTCAGATGGTGTAGTAGAAGATTACATACACTGGTGTGAAAGGAATTGTAAAGGCAGATGGGGTTGGTGGTATGAAACAACCAAGGCTTGGGAAACACATTGGGATTCTAGTGGCAACAGGGCCTACATGAGTTTTGGCAGGCAAGAAGAAGCATTAAAATTTTGGTTTGCAAATGTAAATTTGATATATGACACAGATTACGGAAAAAATTGAGTATTGGGGTAGCAACCTAAAACTTTTAGAAGGCCTGGATAGGTTCCAATATCTTATTGAACAGGCAAAAATTGCTAAACCCATGAAAGAAGAATACAAAATAAAAGAATTTCAAATCCATGGTTGTGCCAGTAAACTCTGGGTGGTGCCTGAACTAAGGCAAGACAGAATGTTTTTGACTGTGGACAGTGATGCTTTTATTACAAAAGGTACTGCGGCCATAATAGCAGACATCTTTGATGGCCAATCCTTAAGTGAGATACTAGCCGTTAGCAAAGAAGATATAAAAAAGTTAGGCATTATTGAAATATTGACGCCACAAAGACAGAACGGCCTCAGCAACATGATCACAACCATCCAAAGATATGCAAATAGGAGATAATTACAGGTATGGGAATGTTTAAAATTACAGATTCAGCAAAACAACAGATAGAAAATTTACTGTCTAAGAACACAGACAAGTATGCAGTTAGCCTAGCAGTGCTAGGTGGTGGCTGTGCAGGATTCAAATATTCTTGGGGTTTTGCAGACACTAAAGAGTCTGTAGGCAGTGATGATCACGTAGAAGATTGGGGAACTGGACGTTTTGTTGTAGATTCTCAAAGTATGCTTTACGTGATTGGTACGCAGATTGATTTCGTTGAAGAAACATTTGGTTCACAGTTTGAAATATCCAATCCCAACTCAACAGCATCTTGTGGTTGTGGAGAATCGTTCGGGGTCTAACTCGTATGAGTATAACAGATGAGACCTGTTTTGTGGTCGGCAATGGTGAGAGTCGAAAAATTTTTGGCAACCTAGATCGTTTACAAGGACATGGCACCATATATGGCTGTAACGCTATCTATCGCGACTGGCCAAATCTGTGTGATAAAATATTTGCCATGAATCCAGATATGTATAATGAAGTTGTCGCAGGCAAGGAAAATAAAAATTTCAAAGCAGATGTACTAGGATTGGAACAAATTAGTGATTGGAACTATATTGTAGAAAGCGATCCTCCTTATCACATGCCTGAAGGTCTAAAAATTTATAGGACATGGACAGGTATGAAACCATTCTCAAACGTAATAAAATCAATTGATTTCTCTAATTCTAGAGGGTCTGGATGTTCTGCGGTATTGCACGCCGCTGAACAGGGTTTTAAAAATATTTTTATTATTGCTTTTGACATTTTGGGTGCTCAACAATGGGAACAAGACTCTGGAAAATCCAGTCGAATTCAAAACAACATATATGCTGGCACTGTGAATTATCCAGATAGGAAGAACATGAAAGCCTACCTAAAGTACGAGTGGATGTTCCAACTCACACAAATCGCTAGAAACTTTTCTAAACAACATTTTTACTTTATTAATCGCAAAGAATATATCACAGACAACCATTATCTACCTTATTATGTCAATCATGCCTCTAATAATTTCAATGCTGGAATCTACGCAGAACTTAATAAATTTATACTGGATCCAAGTGTTCTTGAAAATAAAAAATTAAAGTGGATACTCTAAATTTTCATTGTAGAGCTGGTATCCATGCTCACTTAACATTTAATAAATACACGGAGATATAATATGGCCAAAAATAACATTGACATAGGAACAGCAGGTAATCCAGCCACAGGAGACTCATTACGGGGTGCTTTTGCAAAAGTAAACGCAACCTTCGATGATATCTACACAGCTATAGGTGATCCAAGCACTGGACTTTACACCACAGCTTTAACAAATGGCGATGTCAAACTTCAACCCAATGGTGCTGGTGTTGTTGAAATTGACCAATTACAAATCAATAGTAGTGCTATTACCAGTACCACAACCAATACTACTGTTTCTCTCACAGGAAACGGCACAGGTGGTGTACAGGTTGAAGAAATACTGTTCAAAGATTCCACAATATCATCAGTAGACTCATCATCAATAAACATAAATGATGGAGTTATAATTGATGGACCATTGACCGTAAACGGTGAGTTTGTACTGAACGATTTGGCAGTAGGCACACTTAACGTTGACAACTTAAATTTTAATGACAACGTTATTAGTTCTGATTCCAATGCAGATATTTTACTATCTCCAGGTGGAACTGGTAGTGTTCAAGCATCAGGTATTGCAATAAGAGGAACAACAATTTCAGCAGATGATTCAACTGCGATCAATATAAATGAATCTTTAATAGTTGACGGCACAGCAACAGTTTCCGGTGCATTGAGTTCTGCAACAAGTTTGGTCCTGGCAACTGGCGCCACTGTCACAGGCATAGCCGACGAAGACGACATGACTTCAAACAGTGCAACTTTACTTTCTACACAACAGTCAATCAAAGCATATGTTGACAATGAAATCACAGGTGTTTCAACTACTAGTATCTCACAAGGAAACAGTAATGTAACTGTTGCGGACAGCGGTACAGGAAATATTACTATAGAAGTAGATGGTACAGATAGAATTACAACATTGGCCGCAACCACAACAACTGCTACTGGCCACAGTTTAGTAATTGGAGCCACAAGTACTAGTGCAGGTGGACAAATTAAATTTTTAGAAGGCACCGACAACGGCACAAATGGTGTTACAGTGCAAGGTCCTGCAAGTACTGCCGATGTAACTATTACATTGCCAGCCGCAACTGATACGTTGGTAGGTAAAACAACAACAGATACATTTACAAATAAAAGTATAGATTTTGACAACAACACAATCACCAATATTGAAGTAGACAATTTTAAGTCAGGTGTGTTAGACACAGACTTAACAAGTGTTGCAGGCACAGACACAACCTTAGCTTCAGCAAAATCAATCAAAACTTACGTTGACTCTCAAGTTACCGCACAAGATTTAGATTTAGTAGGAGACAGTGGTACTGGAGAAGTTGACCTTGATTCACAAACACTTACCATTGCAGGTGGTACTGGGTTGGCATCAGTAGCAGGTAGTCAAACAGTCACATTGAACATAGACGCAACAGTGGCAACACTGGCAGGTTCACAGACTTTGACAAACAAAACATTGACTACACCAATCATCGATTCATTCACACTAAACACACAAACAGTACAAACTTCAGGTACAGCAACATTGGCAACGTCATCTGCTTCAGTGCTAGACAGTTTTGCAAGTGCAACATTCAGAAGTGCCAAATACATGGTGTCTATTAAAAACACCGCCAATTCAAGATTTGAAACAGCAGAATTATTAGTTGTACATGACGGTACAAACAGTTTTATATACTCAACAGGTGTTAGTTCAACAGGTGATGCGATGGCTACATACACCACAGACATCAACAGTGGCAATGTTAGAATTTTAGTAGTGCCACAAACAGCCGATTCCACAGTTTACAAATTCCAACGTACACTAATCGTAGTTTAACAGACTCATTTTTTCACTAAATATAAGCTAATATGGCTCAAGAACTAATCAATATAGGTGTGTCCGCTAACGATGGATCTGGTGATCCAATAAACGTTGCTGGCCAAAAAATTAATAATAATTTTGAGGAAATTTTTGCTTTTCCGCGTGTGCAATCTCACATTGGCACAAAAAACAACAACATCGTATCACAATTATCAAATGAAGATATTGTTCTAAAACCCAGTGGCACAGGCTCTATTGTTTTTCCTAACATACGAATCAACGACAATAACATTGAAACTATTCAAACCAACAGTGATTTAAAAATAATACCTTCTGGATCAGGTTCTGTTGTAATCAACGGTTTAGGATTTGCCGGCACCACTATTACTGCAACTGATTCCAGTATAGTCAATATCAATGAGAATGTAATTGTAGATGGCACACTGAGTGCCTCTGGGGCGTTCACTTTTCCACTAGCAATGGCCTTAGGATCTACTTTAAGCACTGGTGGCCTAGCCACACTATCATCTTTGACCATAACTGGCGCCACAACGATGGGAAATTTAAATATTGAGAATTTGTCATTCATTGACGGCACTATTTCCACTACTTCAAACGCAGATCTACACCTTACTCCAGGCGGAACTGGTTCAGTGATCATAGACAATTTAACCATAGATTCAAATATTAATATCACAGACAACAAAATTCAAGCCACAGCAACAAATTCAGAATTAGTCCTGTCAGCTAGTGGAACAGGAGACATTGTTGCAGGTGGCATCAGAATACATGGAACTACTTTAACATCAGATGATTCATCAAGAATAGAGATCAATGAAGCACTGACTATCAATTCAAGTATGTCAATCGCAGGCAACGAAATAAAACCTACCACAACAAATTCAGAGTTGGTACTATCAGCTAGTGGAACAGGAGACATTGTTGCAGGTGGCATCAGAATACATGGAACTACTTTAACATCAGATGATTCATCAAGAATAAAAATCAATGAGGCAGTTACTATAGAATCGAGCATATCAATCGCAGACAACAAAATTCAACTCCTACAATCAAATGCGGAATTAGTCCTGTCAGCCAGTGGCACAGGAGACGTGGTTTTGAGTGCTATCAGAATACATGGCACTACTTTAACCTCAGATGACTCATCAGAGATAGCGATCAATGAAGGACTAACTGTAGATTCAAACATCAGCATATCAGAAAATCAAATTCAAACCACAGCATCAAATTCAGATCTACTGTTGTTGACTGCAGGAACAGGAGCAGTTAAAATTACCAAAGCAGACATCGATGGCGGTACCGTTGACGATGTAGTCATTGGTGGTGAAGTTCCGGCGGCGGGTACATTTTCAACCATAACTCTTTCTCCGACCGACACAGCATCATTATCTTCATCAGGAGTTAAAATCACTGACAACACAATTACATCCACTCAAAGCAATGATGATTTAGAATTTTTAGGCAATGGCACAGGCACTGTGAGAGTAAACCAATTCTACCTGCCCAATGCTGACGGAAATATAGGACAACTTATACGAACTGATGGGTCAAAGGTGCTAGATTGGTTCACATCACCGATACTGTTCAGTACATCTAACCTACAAGATGTACAAGGCACAATTTCTTTTTCCTCTGAAGTCACGGTAGATCATGTCACAGCCACTGGTGCTCATGAGTTGATACAATCAAGTGCCTCTGTAATAAATTCATTCGCGGTAGCAAAATATGACAGTGCATGGTACGTGGTTCTAACACGAGATGATGATGCCGCAAATTTTGAAATTGCAAAATATTCAGTTGTTCACGATAACACAAATGCGTTTATAACCACTTCAAATCTAGTTAAATCTGATACCAACAATTACATCACTGCCACTGCAGGCATTTCCGGTGGTTTTGTTAGAGTATCCGGCGCAGGTGCCGGTACTGATATGAATTTGCAGTTCTACAGAATAGGACTAGGAGATGATGATTCTACTGGTTATGTCAGTGAAGATGCCACAAATGCTGTAGCTAAGATCAACACCGATATTGATTCTGCCATTGAAACACTAGACTCATGGGCCAAAGCAGATTTCAGGGGAGCAAAGTATTTCATATCAGTAAATGATGGGGCAAAAACAGAATTAGGAAACATAGAATGTCTAGTGGTCCATGATGGCACCAATGCTTTTGTGAACACTTACAACATTGTGAATACCGGCAACAATGATCTTCTAACAATCACAGCTGACATTGACAGCAATAATGTGCGACTTAGAGCTTCAGGTAACACTCCAAATTTAAGAGTACACATGTATAGAATTTTACTGGCAGACGACGAAAGCTCATCAACAGGAACCAATGTCAATGTGGTAGGAGCAACCACAGTCAGCACCATATCACAAACAACAATTGACACAAACAGTTTTAGAGGCACTGCCAAACCAGATTTCAGTAGCACAAAGACAGCCAGCACTTTTGCCACAACAGATTTTGATAGTGTTTGGTATCACCTGATAAACAGAGATCAAACTAATGGTGAATTCAACATGGAAAAATTATCGGTCATGCATGGAACAACCACAGACGGAAGCACCCAAGACGCTTTTATCACAAGTTCAAGTGTGGTTAAAAGTGGAGTCCACAATGATGTGATGAGTCATGATGTTGACATTGATGGGTCCAATGTAAGATTAAGAACCACAGGAGTCAGTGATGGATCAACAACGATTAGTAACAGTATGACCTATTATGCACTAGGACTTGGATCAAACACAGCAGATGCCACATCTGGAAACATAGGCACAGAAGCAGGTATCATTCTAGGAGGAAACAACGAAACACAGATAGACCATGTAATTGCCGAAGGCACAACACAGGGCAGTTTAGCTGAAGCAAGAACAGGTGCAGAATTTACTGCTAGTCAATTCAACGGTGCATTGTATCATATCGTGACCAAGGACGTGGCCAACGGCAGTTTCGAGACACAGAAAGTTTCTGTGCTACACAATTTCAATAACGCTTTCATTACATCATCAGCAGTGACTAGATCAGATGTGGGTGACACCCATCCAACGTTTGATGCGGACATGGTGACAGCGGATGACAGTGCATCCAAAATAAGATTAAGAATGACAGACGGTGATGGTTCATCCGTCACACCATCAAACACAATGGCTTACTACAGGATAGGAATCGGAACCGATGACTCCACAGGCTACATTGGAGAACTAGGACTAGTTCATGACATCATGCATGTTGATATAATAGGTAGCAGTGTTGTTAACCTTGATGCATTTACAAAGGCTCCACACGCCGCGGCAAAATATTTCATAAATGTAAGGAATCAATCAACAGGCGAAACCAGCAACATAGAAGCACTGGTCACGCACGACAACACAAATGCTTACATAACGTCATACAACGAGCACTTCTCAGGCAACAACAGCCTCATCACACTGACAGCGGACATAAGTGGCACCAGTGTTAGGTTGAGAGGTTCTGCCACGTCAGGTGCCAGCACAAAGGTCATTGTCAACAGGATAGTGGCATTCGCGGACACAGAATCAGACGAGGCAACCACTGACAGCACAAGGAAGGTGATTGGAAACGTCACTGCATCAAGCTCGGCAACAACCTTTGACACTTTCCAATCCAGTGACACTGATGCTGTACATTATGTGGTGTGTGGACAGAACGGTGCCAATGAGAAATTTATTTGTGAGGCCACTGTGGTAACAGATGGCACAGGAGTTTTTATAGCCCAAGGTCCCAATGTCAGCACCAAAGGCACAGACATGTTGGAACTTACTGCTACTATTTCGGCAGGCACTGTCAGTGTCAAAGCAAGTTCAACGTCAGGTGCTTCAACAGCAGTGAGTGCCTATGCAGTAAGATTAAAAGCACCTGCAACATCCGCTAAAACCATGGACAGTTGGGCTCATGCCAGTTACAGAGGTGCCAAGTATTACATCAGTGCGGAGGACACTGACAATGGAAACGTCAGTAACATTGAAGCACTGGTTGTACACAACGGCAGTGAAGCATTTATAACTGTGTCCAATGAACATTTTTCAAACACCAGACTTGTGACTCTTACAGCAACTCTCAGCGGTTCAACTGTTTCAATTGATGCCACACCACAAAGTGGAGATATAAGAATAAAATTTTATAGAATTAGATTGGCAGACAATGAAAGTGATGCCACAGGCACGGACGCAAACACTATCGGGGCAGTCACAGTTGCAAGTGCCGCCACAGACATAGACACATTTGAAGACACGCAACACACAGGTGCTCATTATGTCATGGTTGCAAACAATTCCACAGAGGGAGCGGCTAGTATATCAGAATTTACAGTTGTCACAGATGGCGTAGATGCCAGTGTGGCACAAGGTCCTGAGGTCAGCACGAAAGGCACAGGACAAATATTTTTAACAGCGGCACACAACGGTTCATCAACTGTAACAATAAGTGCATCTTCAACAAGTGGAGGCTCAACAACGGTCAATGCATATAGAATTCATATGTTGCGACCAGAGGCAACATCGACAACAACTATTGATAGTTTCGTAAGTGGCACTTACAATGGTGCTTATTATGTTGTGGTTGCCAAAAAAGTAGGGGCCGCTGACAGTCAAATTTCAGAAATACAAGCAGTAACAAATGGCAGTGACACTTTTATAAACAGCGATCCTATTGTTTCTTCAACTGGTAGTAGTTTAGTAAACTATACAGCAGGCAACACAGGATCCACAGCAGAAATAAGAGCATTAGCGGCAGATGGAACAAGTTCATTCACTGTAAATGCTTATAGAATCAATTTAGCTAGAGGGGCTGGAAGTGCTTCTTCACAGCAAGTGTTGGATTCTTTCAGTGTGTCTTCATTCCGAGGTGCAAAATATACTGTTCAGGCAAGTGACTCTGTCGGAGGCAATTTTGAAATTTTTGATGTAACTGTGATGCACGATGGAACAACTGCTTTTATCAGTGAGGGAGCTAGAATAGGAAACAGTACTCCATCAGATCTTTTCACTCTTACTGCGGATATAGATAGTGGGAACGTAAGACTGCTTGGTGCAATAAGTAATACAAATGATCATGTGATCACCGCGGTTAAAAGACTTATAAACGTATAATATGACACAACTAGTATTAAACATAGGAACAGCAAACGGAGGAGATGGCGATACACTTCGAGCGGCGATGATTAAAGTGAATACCAATTTCACTGAAATATATGATTCGGCACAGCTCAGCAGTTTTATTAGCATTACTGGCAATGAAATTGCCGCAACACGAACCAACGATGATCTAGTCCTTAGTCCAGCTGGCACAGGTGGTGTATCATTTCCTGCTATCAGAATAAATGACAACAATATTGAAGGTACTAGAACCAATGAAAATATTAATTTACTTCCTGCAGGTACGGGATCGGTAATTTTTGGAGC